GGCCGTTGCGCCCTCGCCTCAATCGCGTCCAGCCGCGTCAATGGCACCTGAGCAAGTAGGCCCCGCTCGCCGATCCTGCCGTATGCTGCCCTGCCGACGTATTCGCAATCCGCCCGCAATCGCCTGACATGCATGGACCATTCGATGGTCGTGCCATCGTAGGCAGGATCGTAGGCCGACCCCTCGGCCGGCGGATACAGCCGGTCAATGATCTGTAGCGACTCTTCCTCGATCGCCGGCCAGGAGAACGCCAGCCAGATGCCGACCATAAGACCAAAGATCGGCGCCGATGGGTGCAGTTTCAGGAACTGCGACGTGCGAGACATGGCAAGGCGCGGGCTCACTTGATCCACCCCGACCTGACAGCGTAGGTGACGATCCAGCCAGCGGCGCCGAACAAAATCGTACCGATCAGCCACTTACCAGCGGTAGAGGTGAGCCGCTGCCACGTCCGATCCCACCAATGATCGTGCATCCTGTCCCAGTATGGACGCACCCGGTCACTGTCATCGTGCCAATCATCAAGGCTTTGCTTGATGGCCTCGCGCAGGTCATCGGGCGGCGGCTTCTTGTCCACGGCTTACAGCGGCTCCAGCGGGCCGCCGCCTCCGGTCTGGATCGGGTCATAGGTGACGATGGTCTTCGTTCGCTTGCGGACCAGGGTCTTGCCACGCGCCGCGACCAGCGCCCGCAGATGTTCCAGCAGCTTCGGGCCGAGGAAGTCCTTGTCAGAGCACTCGCACGCCAGCAGCAGCATCCGGCCCAGGTCGGCGTGGTCCTGCCTGGCGATCGCAACCCCGCACATGGCCCCGCCGTTGTTCCTGATGGCAATGGCGACATCACCATAGGCCACAGACCCGGCTACCACCGAGAACCATGCTGCGCGCGGATGAGTGTTTGCAAAGCCGTCAGGCAGCCGGCCATCGCTGAACTGCCACACGAAGTTCGCAGCCTCCGCGAGGGTGTCTTCGTTGACCGCCTCCGCGTCGATTCGTTGGGTGTTGCTGGTGTATATGTTCATGTGGTCCCCTTTAGACAATGCCCGCGACGATGACAGCGATCTTGTCGCCGCTGTTGAATGTGGACGACCCGACAATCGTGACTGCCGAAGTCGTTGATGTCGCCTTCACGTCCATGTGCGTGGTCTGGTTCTGGGCGATGGCCATCACCACCACCCCAGCGAGCCTGGCAATTCCGAAGTTCACGACTATCGTGTCCGAGATGCCGGCCCCGCCGCATGTCACCTGGAATGCGGAATCTGTCCCCACAATCGTTCCAGTCGCACCAGCCCCGGACGAGATGATTGGCGGGCTCGCCGCGGCTCGGTAGATTACCTGACCATGGCTGTCGATATCGATGAAGTTCTGTTTCCCGATGCGGGCTTTCGGCCGGGTCGCTGTGATCGTTGCCGTCCAGTTGGGCTCGATGATGATGTCGCTTGGGGCATCGACACCAGGAACGCCGCTCCGGATGTAAATGTTCCCGCCCGGCGTCAGGTTCCCGTTCTGGCCGGGCTGGATGGTGATGTTGCCGCTAGCGTCCGGCGCCACTGCGTTGGCTGTGGATACGGTTACCGTCGTGCCCGTGCCAGTGGATGTCAGGGTCAGATTACCAGCCGGGCTAACGCTAGCCGTACCAGTCGGGTTGAGCGTCACCGTTGATGCTGCGCCGATGTTCCCGAAGCTCCCGCAGCTCACCCCGCCTGCCGTGATGTTGAGGGTATCCCCGCCGCTTCTGTAGATGCCGGTGTTCGTGTCCAGCGTAAACGCGATCCCTGGAGCACCAACGGTCCCATCGCTGAAGGTACTCGCCCCGATGATCGTGGCCCCGCTCGCGCGCATGTAGTGCAGGCACCGCCAGTTGCCAGCCCCCAGAGACCACATCAGGGCAACATCGTTTGCAGCCGTGGTGATGTTCGCGGATGTCGGCAGGATCAGACTCGTACCGTTGTGCGTCAGGGTCAGCGCACCAGCAAAAACGCACCATTTGTAGATGCCCGCCGAGACCGTTCCGAATGCCGTGATGGTCGTCGTCCCGGTGATCGAGACGTAGGTCTCCGGGATCGTGCTCAGGTCTGTCGTCGCCGCCGAGGCGATGGTCGAATTCGCCGCCAGGTAGCGGACTACCTTCTGAATCTCCCGTAGGTTGTCGTCCAGGTTCGTGCTGATAGCCGTCGAGCCCGAGGGCGCATTGCTGGCCGCCGTCGTGGACCACGCCGCCAGAGTGCTTGCAACATCCGCCGCCATTGTTATCTCCTGATCAAACCTTCACCGATGCCAAGCAAGCCCTGGCCCAACTGATCCCAGCTTGCAGGGGTCCGGGACTTGATCAAACCCGTTGCCTTCCCGGCCGTGTATAGGGGTGTCGCAAACAGCAGCGGCAGCGCCATCGCCGGATTCTCGCGGGTAGCCTCGCGCGAGAATGCCCGATGCTCGAACGCCGCCAGTAGTCGCTGGAGTTCCGGGTCGCGGACGTACTCGCGCATGCGATACAGAGTCGCATGATCCATTTCGGCAAGCTGGCGAGGGTCCATCTATGATCCCGTCGTGTCTTATCTTGCTGCGTTTGCTTCCGGGCTTGGCGCTTCTGGATATTGGCTGTTACTGGAATGCTTCGAGAGACAACAGGCCGCCTGCCGGCGCCAACATGGGCGAGGCTTGATTGAGCAAGCCTGCTATCGGCTCGGCCGATTTTGGGCGAGACGACACAAGACCGCGAAGCAGTGATTGCCCCCATGGGGTATATGCGGCCCCGCCACCCAGCATGGCCGCGAGAACGGAAGGATCGATGGCGTATCCGCCCGCAAGGCTCCCAGCCCCCATGGCCGCTGCAATTCGCGGCGCCGTCCCTGAGTCTGGGACACGATTCCCAAGAACCGACTGCCCAGCATCCGCCCAATCGTGCAGAAGGGCTGTGCCTCTAGAGGTGGCGCGGTCCCTCGTGCTACGGTCCCCAGACTTGACGGCCATCATCAATTGACCTGGGGTGAAGAATCCGGAATCGTTCTTGCCGCGTCCGGCCGCGTTCTCGATCCGAACCAATCGCGCCCAGGCCTCTTTCGCCGCCTCGATCTCCTTGGCCGCCTTTGGGTTGGCTCGCTTGGCAGCGTCGAGAACAATCCGGTCCAGCTCCTTGATCGCTTCCCCGGCCTTGCGCTGGTAGGCATCCTGCGACCCCAGGAAAGATGCGGCTTCCTTGCCGGCCTTGCTGTCGAACCTCCTGAACCCATCGGCAAGGATTGACCCGTTGGGCGACACTTCACCATCCAACAGGCCCCAGACTTCATCGAAGGCCCTGCGCTCTTTCGCTGGCAGGTTGCGCGTCATCTTCTGGAGGTTTGACAGTTCAGATGCAGCCTGTCGGTCTAACTGGAAGTGGCCGAGGTTCTTCTTGGCGTCTTCAAAGGCCTGACTTGCGATATCTCCGGCCTTCTTGACGGCTTCTGTCCCGAACCCGTCCACCTTCTTGCCGATAGGCTCCAAGACCTTGTTGATCGACGCGTTGTCGAACTGCTCTTGTGCCTTGCGCCTGCCTCCGGCGATCAGGTCTCCCAGCCCCGGGAGAATGGTCATCTTCTCTTCCAGCCGGTTGGCCGTCCCGCCGAGCGTCTGGCCGATGGTCGGCCTTACACCAGCATCCTTGAGCATCTGGAGCTTGGGGTTTGTTGATGCGGCTGGACTGATCGCCCGCCCGGCAGCGGCAACAGCCGCAGGCATCGCAGCGCCGCCGCCGACACCGAAGGCCGCTTGCTTGGCCTTCTCGGTCAAGAACTCGTCTTCAGTTGTCGCCGGGGTCAGAAGAGACGAAGCGCCACCAATCGCGGCCCCTTGAGCCATCCTCGATCCAAGTGTGGGGGCCGCACCAGCGAATCGGGCCATGGACAGGTTGGCTGGACTCAAGACATTTCCGCCAAGCCTTGCCCAGTCGATACCGTCCGTCTTCAGGGTCTTTTCGCGTTCGCGAACCTGCTGGTCCACGCCACCAGGAGGAAGCGCCGCAACAAGGCCGGTCTTCTCGGCCAGCCAGTTGTTGAGCCTGTTGCCAGCCTCGACCATGCCTTGCGGAAGTGCCTTGGTCAGCAGTTGGGCACCGCCGTGGATGGGGTCAGCAAGCCCTGCCGCGAATCGTTCACCGGCGCCCATGCGCGGCTTGGTGTGTTGTTGCGCGACTTCTATCAGTTGCTCGTCGGTTGCCCCTTCAGGGCCTTCGATACGGAGCACCGACCCGTCCGGCGCCTGGATGCGGTAGATCGGCATCTATCGGCCCTCCACTCCAAGAACCTTGAACCCTGACTTCGCTGGCGGGGCTCCGCCATCACTCTGCGGCATGGCTGGTCCGCCGCTGATATCAGCATATCGACGGATAAGACCTTCCACCGTATCAAGTGCTGCCATCCGGACCTTGACCGGGAGCGTGCTGTCTCCCACTTGGCCGGCCATCTGCTTATAGACATTGACATCGTAATTCGACTGCGGCCCCTCCATGCGCGGCACGTTCGATGTCAACCATCCGCTGATTGACTCCAGCCGCTTGGCGATGTCCGCCCCCTTCGGTGTCTTGCCGAAGAATGCCGCCCCACGGTCGTATGCCGTGCCGATGCCACTCTCTGTCGGACCTTGCTGAAGGAGGTCTCTCGCCATAGATGTGGCGGAGAGAAATTGCTGGTTGCTCTTGTCCTCTGTCGCCTGTTTCGGAGAACGCAAGGGCGCGCCGTCTTCCTTCTTCACGTTCCGGCTCTCGCCTTCCTCGTTGACCATGACGGCGCGCTCCCGGTCATAGGTCCACTTGTCCCGAGGGCCTAGGCCAGTCTTGATGCCGCCTTGCCGGGCGTTCGATGGTTGGCCGACAGACCACTGTTTGCCGCCGATGTTGAAGTCCGCCCTCGTGTCACCAAACCGCGCCATCAAGTCCCTGTCCGCTGTTGGCTGTGGCTTGCGCAGACCTTCCAGGATGTCAGCCGCAGAGCCGAGAATGCTCGGTTCGTTGCGTTCGTTTAGCCCTGTGATTGGCTGATATCTGGCGGATGCCCTGGCCTCGGCTTCCTTGGTGGCGCCGGCTAGCTCGGCAAGGGCTTGCGGCGCATTCGGCATCACTTGCACCGACCCATCGCCGCTAAGCGTGATGCCTTTCGTCGGATCGCCCATGTATCGCTGTTGGCCATTCAATGCGTAGTAAGCGCCAGGGTCCATCTTGATGCCGGTTTGCGCCACCTTGTAAGCATCCAGCAGGTTGGGGCCGCCCATGGCCTGGAGCTTGGCAATCATATTGATGTCAGCACCCTGAAGACCGCCGGCCTTGGGTCTCATGGGTTCCGTGACGCCGCCGAGGTTGACCCCGCCGCCTGCGACTCCGTACTGTGATGGCTGGGCGCCTCCGAACACTTGGCCCAGCATTTCATCGAGGCGCTTCTTGCGTTCTACTTCTGCTCCCCTCTGTGCAGCTTGCGCTTTGTTCTCTTCGGCCTGGGCCATCAGATGCTGCATCTGCGCCGCCTGGAATGCCGCCTTTTGCTTGCGGTCCTCTTCCATCATCTTGCGCTGCTGGACGGTCTGTAGAGCACCAAGAAGCCCTTCGCCTATGGATGTCCTGCCCCCGAGCTTGGGGGCGCCGGCAGCCATCAGGGCCAGGCCAAGCAAGCCTTCGTCGGTGTTGAATGCGTCTAGTAAGCCCATCACTTACCCCCAAAGAACGACAGGAGACCAGGCGCGAAGTTACCGAGGTTGAACGACGAGCCGGTCAACTGCTTGCGCGGATTGGTGCGGTCGAAGTTGTTCTGCCCCGCACCAGATGCACCGAACCCCTGGAACAGGCCGCCAGCGCCTTGGTTGATGCTGTTCAGCAAGCCGCCGAGGTTGTTGTACTGGGTCTGTTGCTGCGGGCTGAAAGGCTGATCGGTGTACTGCTTCTGGAGTTGCTGGCCTTGGGCGATGTTGCTCTTGATCCAGTCCTGAGCCGGACCCCAAGGTTCGCGGGTCGTAGTCTGTTGCTGGTCCTTGTTGGATGCCGCTCCGATTGCGGCTCCGGCAAGGTTTGTCAGCGCCTTCGGGATGCTTAGGCCAGCCCCACCACCGGCCGCATTCGATAGCGTCGCCGCATTGGAGAGCAACGAATCACCGATACCGACGCTCGGCAGGCCGAAGGTGAACGGGCTTGCTCCTGCTGATGGGAAGGCCCCTAAGCCAGATTCAAGGACTCCCGGCGCCAGATCGAAGCTCAACCCGAGGGATGTCGCCTCCGGAAGGGCTGCCGTTCCAGCGAGCGCTTCACCGCCGCCGAACATGCCCCCCATCCCGCCGAGACTACCGCCAGTGAGAGCCCCGCCGAGCATCATCGGGCCACCGATCACCGCCGCGATGGTCGCCAAGTCTTTCAGTCCGAACTTGCCTACGTCTGCCCCCGATGTCCTGTAAGCCCCTGAAGGGTCGTAGAAGTCAACGGTGTCGCCGCCGATCTTCTTCCGGGCCGGCTCCCACCCCTCCGGTCCCGTCTGGGACGGCAGGTCGATTCCGTATCCGCCCTGCCGTCCTTGACCAGACCGGAAATACTGATACCCGTCTTGCTCGAACGGGTCCGAGCCAGCCATCAGGGCCTGGAGAATCTGAGCACTCAATGGGTCCATATCAGCCTCCAAAGCCATTCGGGAACATCTTGTTGAACAACTGCCAGCCACCAAGCCCGCCCAGCCACGGGTTGCCTTGCAGTTCCTGACCGGTCGATCCGCCCATTCCGCCCGCCTGGTTCGCGGCTCCTGCGAACTGCTGCCAGTAGTTCAACGGGGCGTTCTGCTGCTGGTTCGCTAGGTCAAGGCCCTTGCCCTGCATTCCGAACAGCCAGTCCAGGTATCGCATCTGGTCCTGCTGGCCTTGCCTCATGACGTTGTTGTTCGCCTGCCATGAGTTGAAGTCCATATTCGTGTCGAACTGCCGCGCGTTCTCGTTCAGGTTGCGGGCCTGCCCTAGCATAGAGTTCCCCTGCCCGGCGTTGAACATGTTCATCGCGTTCCCCTGGCCAGCATTGAACTGCGAATTCTGCTGTCCGAGGTTCGCATTGAACTGGCCCATGTTGTTCATCTGGCCGGCGTTGAACATCCCGAGGTTTTGCGCCAGGCCGGAATTCCTGCCCAGGTTCTGCAAGTCCGTGCCGACGTTGAACTCGTTCGTCCGTTGACCCATCCCTGCGTCGAACTGCGCGGCGCCGAGCTGCTGGCCGAGGCCCTGCATGCCCATCCCTTGACCGGTGAAGAACCCGGCCATGTTCCGGCCCAGGTCTGCCGCGTTCAGGCCGGAGTTGAACTGACTGGTGCTCGTCAGCCGGTTGGCTTGCGCTTCTCCAAGCCCGAGTTGGTCACGGTAGTCCTGGAGATAGGCATTCGTGGCGATGTTGCCGAGCGTCCCCTGAAGGTTGCGCTGGTCTTCGAGCTGCATCTGCTGGACACCGGCGTTCCCGAAGCTGCCGCTGGCCGCCATCTGCCGATCCCGCTGTGGTGCAACGGCCTGCTGATAGTTGCGTGTTGCGTCCTGGGATGCGCTGTTGACAGCCGCCTGAACGTAGTGGTTGTTCTGCCCAGCGTAGGTGGTGCTTGCAGCAGTGGCTTGCTGAGTCTGGCCCCCGAGATACGGGTTCCGCTGCTGGCCCATCTGCGCGATCTGCTGGGCATACGGCATCACCGGCCCTTGATTGCCGATGTTCTGCGCGTTCTGGCCGATGTACGGGTTCGATGCTCCCATGGCCCGGATAGGGGGCGCACCACCGGCGTACTGCTGGTTCGCAGCAGCAAACGACCCTAGCGGGGTTTCCTGTTCATAGTAGCCATACCCGCCGCCCGGACGGTTGCCGTAGCCGTATTGGTTGCCCTGACCGCCAGGCGCCAACATCATGGGACTCTGGCCGCCTTGCGCAGCAGGCCCCATCTGGCCGGGTCCGGTTCCGTAGTATTCCTGTGGTCGCTGCGGGCCGTACTGGCCATTCGGCCCTGGAGCGGCCCACATCATCGGGTTGCCATATGGGTTTGTCATTTCTAGCCTTCCGGATAGGGCGTTGTTGGGGGCGTGAAGTCTGCGGTGTAGCGAACAGCACCGGTCAGCCGATAGCCCTTGATCTTGCCGATCAGGCGCTCACTGCCATCTGAATAGGCGCCGAGCCGGATCGATGTCATGTTGTATGTCTCCGTGCTCCCAGGGTTGTATAGGTCTTCCTCGACACCATCGACCCATATCTTTTGCTCGTTGCCGCTTCTGGTTCTCGCAACGTGAACGAGGGTGTTGATGGCGAATGAACTTGTCCCGACCATCACGTTCGAGTTGACCGAATGGAACACCGCCAGGGCATCGCTCGACGCTTCGCGCGAATACATGGTGACAGTCGGAGAACCGATCCAGGTCGCGATGTCCATGTTCGCTGTCAATGAGCCCGTTGTGAACTCGACCCATGCCTCCTCGGTGTAGTCGCCCGTCAGGGAGATGTCCGGGGAATCTCCGATGGTGATCCAGCAGTTCGCGGACCCGTCGAACACGAGGTATCCGCCGCTCGTTCCTGCGGTGCCGCTCGCGGTGACCGTGTGTGGATTCGGGGCCACGTCTTCGAGGGCGTCGCCCTGCAAAAGAACGATCACGTCATCCCAGAACGCATCCCCGATGGACACCGTAGGTGCGAACCCGGTCAGGGTGAGGCTGCCCTTCGGCACCGCTACCTTCTGGTTCGCAGTCGCAACCGCAGTCGGGGCAAACCCGGTCAGGGTCAGGCTGCCGACAGGCACAGAGACGATGACGTTCGCCACCACAGCCGCCGTCTGAAGGAAGCTGATGTAGTGGATCATATGCGTGACCCTATGAACATCACCTTGAGGCCCTTGGCGCCGGTCCCGAGTTGATCGATGTCGATGGTGATCTCTTCATCATCGTCGAGGGTCGTGTCGGTCGATGCGAACGTGTATGCCGTCGCCGCCGTCGCGCTGGTCTCTTCGCTGTTGTCGATGGTGAGCTTCGTCCCGAGGATCGAAGTCCCGGAAGCGTTGATGTCCACAGTGAAGATCGAACCGGAGGACTGCGCAGTAGAGAGGGTCGCCCGGACAGAAGAGAGCTGAAAGCTCCATGGCATCCGGAACGTGACCTTTGCCGCTCCTGTGGTCAATGCCGTGGTTTCGTCCGAACACGCGACGATGAAGGACTGCTCTTCTGACCTGTAGACCGAACGAGCCATGTCGGCGAGGATGTCTTGCAGCTTCAGCCTGAACTGCTCATCAATCGCCCTCGGCAGCAACGGTGATCGGTTGACCCTCATTCTTCGCCGTCACTCTGTATGTAGGGGGTGATCTTCTGGACTTCAGTCGGGCCGGTGAACGACAACCGGAAGGCATGCCACCGAGCCGACTGGAGAACGTCGAACCGATCCCCGTTCACCGAAGTCGTCTCGTTCGTGTCCAGGATGGTCCCGGCCTCGTCCATCTGGTAGGCCGTGATGTTGGCCGCCGTGGGCTTGGTTCCGTACAAGGCACGAACACGGGAACAGAAAGAGTACATCCCTTCCGCCCCTAACAGTCCCGTCTGGACGTAGCTCGAAGTGGACGCACCGGTCAAGGTGTATAGGTCATCGCTCTGGTCGAAGACCGCCATTACCGGGGACGACGACTGCCAGAACGGGGAGTCGTAAGAGATGTTCGGGAGGTCTTCGTAGGTCGTGAACGACGCACCGAGGTTGTCGTATGAGATGCCGGAAGTGATCGCCAACAGGGGGATGGTGATCGGGATGCTTGCATGCCCCCATGTCTGGGTCTTGTAGTTGTAAATGATGGCCTGGTCGAGGGTCGTTTCACCGTTGACCGGATACCACCACCACACGCTGGAGTTGTTCCTGTCGTGAGCCCCGGTGATCAGATAGGCGTACTGCTTATCCAGGCGGTCAAAGAACCACTCGCGGACCCCTTCCCCGATTGCTACCGGTCGGGACCCGTCGAACAGGTAAAAGTCCTCGTATCCGACGAAAAGGTGGGCACTCCCGATTGAGATGACAGCCGAGTTCGACTGGCACCCGACTTCGCCGGGGACTTGATCGAACCGCCAGACCTCGGGCGGGCCGACATATGTTCCAACGTGGATCGCGCGGTCCTTGTACAGGGCGATCTGGTCACCCAGTCGCCTGGCAGCCTTGATGCCGCCCGGAGAAGAAACCAAGAGGCCCGTGTTCGCCTGTGTCGTGATGGACGGCGCCCAGGTCGTCGTCGGAGCAAACAAGGGAGAGCACCACCACCTGTGTTCCTGGTCACCGTAGCCCGTCGTGAGACCAGTTCCGGTGTCGTCGGTGTTCGCTGCGAACAGGAACCCGCCAACGGTTTCCAGGAGGGCACACTTCGGGGCGTTGGCCACGTCAGCAAAAGCCCCGGATGTCGAAGACTGGAGCTGCGTGCTCTTGTTGCTGGCGAATGTGGTGTTCCCGAACTGTGCAAACGTCCAGCGGACATCGCCCGTGCTGTAGTTCGCTCCCCGCGAAACATCGGTCCACGACCCGCCGCCGCCTTCATAGAGCCGGGTTGTCGTTCCAGCGATCAACCGGGTCGAACCATCCAGCTTGAACAGAAGAGCTGCGCCGGTGCACTCTGCGCCGATGTTGGCGTACCCGGCAGAGACCAGGGACGGAGGCCCGGCATACCCGCGAACCGTAGGGACGGCCTCGACCTCGACCAGGATGGTCGGGGTTGTCTGCGGCGCGTCGGGTAGAAACTTCATGCGGACAGGTCTGTCAGCATCGCATCGACTACGGTCTGAATCTGAGCATCGGTAGATGCCTCACCCAGCGGGCCGGTCACGGAGTCAGCCGCCACCTTGATTGCGACCCTCCGAAGCACATCGACGCTGGTCGCTCCCTTGAGCGTATTCGCCGCCCACGTCTTCTGGGGAGTGGTTCCGCTCACCAATGTCTCGGATGCCAGGTTCCACACCGCCACCTGAAGCCGCTTGGCGAAGACGGAGCTTTCGATAAGGTCGCGTCGTTCGAGGTAGGTTGCTGTTGCCATTTATGCTGCCCTGATGAGAAGGGGGCCGGAGAACTCGTCCAGCCGCTCCCTGGCCGCGATCTCTGCGATCTTGGCGTCCGCCTTCGCCTCCCAGCGTTCCGCCTGATCGAAGGCCTTGATGTAGGTGCAGGCCTCAGCCATGCAGGCGTACAGGTAAGCGCCGGGATGATTGGTGATCAACCAGTTCGTTGCCTGGGTTGCGGAAAGCGCCG